ACGAGCTCGTGATCGTATCTCTGTCGCCTGGCGAACAACGTCGCGGTGAGATACGATCACGAGCTCGTCGTGGACCGTCAAGCGTACGGTTGCCCCTTTGGGAAGCTGCTCGTCTACTTCCCGGCATGCGATGTACATCATATCCGCCGCTGTGCTTGACGGAGGGAAGTTGTACATCTCGGTAATCTGACGGGTGTACCAGAACCGCCTTCGGCCAAAGGGGTTTACCAGACAGTCATGCAGCTTCTGTTGTTGCTCCAGGCTTTGCCGCCACGCTTCCCATCCGCTAAGGCGTTGCTTCAGGCGGAGAATGAAGCCGTCGACCCAGCTCTTCGGCCGGCGAAGCTGTTCTGCGATAGAACTCGATCCACGACCATAGCCCAGACCGTATACAATGAACTTCGCGGCATGTCGAAGTACCTTCGTGACGTCATCGTATGGGATACCAAATCCCTCTGCTGCGATGGCCTTGTGGTTGTCAACACCTCTAACCAGCATATCGAGTCCGACGGGATCCGCGCTGAGTACCATAGCCACTCGCCATTCGATCTGTGACCAGTCGATGGCGATGAATACATGTTCCGGATCATCTGGTATGTAGAGCTCGCGTAGCTCAACCGGCTGGTTCTGGGCGTTGATGTCCCAAGAATTAAGACGGCCGTTGGCTGCAGTGGAGGTACCGAATCGAGGATGCACGAAGTCCCGTTCGTCTGGGATGACGTCCACGTACGTAGCTTTCGTGTGGTAGGCACTTCGGATCTCTCCTATCAGACCGAGGATCTTATTCTCCGGGTGAAGCTCGATCAGCTTGTCGATGCTCTTCTTATCCGCGCTCCTCCTCATGCCCCCCTTATTATCCTTCACATACTGCGGCGGCAAGCCCATCTCGTCGTAAAGCAGTTTCTGCAACTCGGGGCTGCTCTTCACGTTGAGGAAGGGCTTCCCGAGCCCCTCACGTAGCATCTTCTCCCGCTTCATCGCTGCGCGTTCGTACGCAAGGCTCCACCGCGAGGCCTTGAACTCGTCCTTCTTCAAGCCCCGCTTGCTCATCTCCCGTAGGATGGGTTGCAACGGAGCTACGACCTTGTCGTGAAGGAACTCCATGTCCAGCACACGGAGCTCTTCCCGCAAGCCCAAGTAGGCCCTGCACGTTCCGTCTACGTCCTTGGCACACCCGGCCTTCAGAGCCTCGTGCCCGGCCTTGTACATGCTGTCGTCTTTCCAATACGGCATGTCCGTGTAGAACGTGGCGATCGTAGCCAGGTTCTTCGGCAGGTCACTGTTCGTCAGGTGCCAGGCGACCATTGTGTCGAACGTGAAGGGTGCTATTCGCCAGGCGGGGTCCCTTTCTTGGAACTTGTACTCGAGGAAGGGCCAGTCAAACCCTTCACTGTTCTGTCCAACCTTCTCAATAGTGGGGTCGCTGAGGAGTTCATGTAGAAGCGACTGATCTTCGTTGGACCAATCGAAAACCTTAACGTGACCTGCTCCGTATCCAACTCCGAAACAGCGCACTTGACTGTTACGTGGGTCGAGGTTCGTCGTCTCGATGTCGACGACGATAAATCCTGCTCGACGGACGCTGTCTCGTACACTAGCCCCATCGCTTTGAGCAGTAGCGTCAATGGAATACTGTGTTGGAAGACGACGTACTTCTGGGAACGCGGACTCCGCTTTCGCTTTGGCGAGGTCCCAGACTCCGACTGGCCAGTATTGCTGCTGGCGCATGATGTACGCCGGGTGGAACGTCGCGAGGACTTTCTTGTCGAGCGGGCCTTCGGTCGGGACTCCCCGGTAGGAGCTGATCGAGGTTTTGCCCGTCGTCGCGTAGAGGGGGGTTGCTCCACAGGCAATAATGACATTTGCACGGGAGGCGTTGATCTCGTTGACGAGGTAGTACGCACAATGCCTGATTTCCTCATCGTCGGGTTTACGGTTACCCGGCGGCCTACACTTGACGACGTTTGTGACGTAGAGCTCGCTTCGGTAGATACCGGCGCGGCTAAGCATTCGATTAAGGACCTGACCAGATCCTCCGATAAAGGGTCGGCCGAATCGGGCTTCTTCTTCACCTGGAGCCTCCCCGATTAGCATCATCTTCGCGTCCTCGCTGCCCTCCCCAGGAACGAAGCCTTCGCCTAGCTCGTACAGCGGACAAGCCTCGCACCAACGGGGCTTGGGATCGGTGATTAGGATCTTCTGACATTCCGGGCAGAGCCCGGTCCCGCTGTGAAAGGCGGCTGCTTCCCCTTTCAGCGGTCCCGGGCGTCCGTTCGGTTTCAGAGGACCGGAAACGCAAGCGTTATTCCGGCACTGTTGCATCAGACTCTCCCGACGATTTGGAGGAACTCTGCCTTGGCGCTGGGGTTGAGGAGAAGGACCCCTCGGAGCGCACTTGTAACCACATCCGCGTCAGTACGAACACCGCGGTGTCGCATACACCCGTGGCGGCCAGCGACAACGACGCCAACTCCCTTTGCATCTGTTCGGTCCAGCAAGAGGTCTGCAACTCGATCGCAGTATGTTTCTTGCATGATGGGTCCTGTGAGAGGATCTTCAGCAACGCGAGCAAGCTTGGAGAGGCCGAGGACGCTCTTGTTCGGAATGTACCCGACGCTAACCCGCATCTCCACCGGCATGAGATGGTGCGGGCAGACACCATGAACAATATGTCCTCGGAGGACGATAAGTGAATCATGAACCTCTGGGAAGGTAGCGAAACTGTTTCCATGGGGGGTGAAGAGCTCTTTGTAGAGAGCGGCAACGCGTCGAGGAGTGTCGCGGAAATTTCGGTCATCGAGATCGACTCCCATTCCTTGGAGGAGCAACTTTACGCCTTGCTCCATTTTACGTGTGTCCATCTTCAAAGGCTTCGCCTTTCTTCCGTACGTAGTGGAACCCTGGTTACCTCGACTGCAAGCGTGGCTGCGCCTGCGTGATCGCACTTGCGAATGTGCGTGCCCGTGATCTTCCGGAGGAAGCTGTGGAGCTCCCGATTGGTCATCGTGCCCGCGTGATCGTCGATCCAGCCGACTGTCTTCGCGCAGTAGGGACAGATGACTTCGTACTGGAAGCCCTGTTCCCGTGTGCCGTGCTGGATGAAAGAGACCTTTACACCAGGGTGCTTGCGTGATGTAAAGATGTCATGCACTGCCCTCAAGGCACCAGCTCCGCATCGCCCGACAGGGTCTCAACGTCATCGAACTCGACGTTCTCGGGATCGACCTCTGCAATGCTCCCACGGAACGCCTGTCGAATGCGCTGGAGGGCTTCGCCCATGGACAGTGTACAGTTGTCCTGTTGCCACTCCAGTCGTAGATGGATTACAAAGTCTGCCACACGTCACCTCACCTGTAGAAACTTGTGGAGCTGCGCGCTGATGCGGAGCTCGGGGTTCTCGGCCACTGTCTCGATGACCTCCTGTAGTGCTTCGTGGTTCACCTGATGCTCGAAGTTCCTGGGTTGCAGGTACACTGTCTTCCCGAGAGCCGCCCAACGCTTGGCGTCCTTCAAGTCAGGCCACCCGGGTCCGTCACCCAGGCCCCTGTAGATGATCTTGACTTCGTCCGCCTGGAGGACTACGTCCTCCAGGTATCCGGGCTTCGGTGAAATGCAGAGCCAGGAACCTGACCAGCGGTACCAGTCAGGAATGTCCTTCGTGCCGGAGGACTCGAAGTGGCACTCGATGTCGTTCCGCATGAGCTCGTTCACCAGGTCACCAAGGTCCCTGTCGAAGGGTTCTCCTCCCGTAATGCAGGCGTACTTCAGCGGATGAGCCCACGCTGCGATCTCACGTGGGGTATACAAGCCCCCTCCACGTTCGGGGTACGTCTTGTCGAACTGCGTGTCGCAGTGTGTACACACCTTCTGCCCGACGCTGCAGCCTACCGTCCGAATGAAGGCCATCATGACGCCGGTAAAGACGCCTTCGCCCTGTGGACTTTTGAACCTCTCAGCAAGCGGCACACGCTTGGAGACGGGTGTTTTGGTCGGCATTACACTGGCACCATCCTTCCGATGATACGGACCGTCCTGTCCACCTTGCCGGCGACTGCCCATCCGCTTTCCGTCTCCCGCACGAGGACCTGAACGGGGCTGGTACCCAGATCCACGAGCTTGTTGTACACGAGCGACGCGAAGTTCTCTGCGGTCGGAGACTTCGACAGGGTCACAAGCCGCATGTCCGACGGGATGAGCAGGCGTACCGGATCGGTGCTCGACAGCACCATAGCGTGATCGAACGGGTCAAGAAACTCCTTCAGCATCCGCTTCACTTCGCTGAAGTCCCGGACCATCCCGGTCATCGGGTCGGGGTTCCCCGCAAGGGTCACCTCGAACACGTAGTTGTGCCCGTGCAGGTTGTAGCACAGGCCCTCGTGGTGCTCGAGGCGATGCCCCATGCTCTGCGTGATACGTACGGTGATGTCCAACCTAGCTCCTCCTTTGGATGCGTTCGACTTCCGGATCAAGTTGACGTTGCGCTTCACGGACGGCTTCGTGTATCCACGACCGCAACGCGTGTTCGATGTTCACAGCCTCAGTCAGCGCTGCGTGTGCGAGACCGTTGGTCGTCCGAATCGTTCCCTCGACGACCAGGTCTGAGGTTTCCACCCTGAACGGGATCTGGGGCATGCTGC